AGAAATTGCAGAGATTTCACGTAACTTGAAAATAATTGCTAAAGATTTAGGCATTACGGTGATTGCATTGGCTCAGTTAAGTAGAAAGTGCGAAGAACGTGCAGACAAAAGACCAATGCTTTCAGACCTGAGAGAATCAGGAAGTATAGAACAAGACGCTGATTTAGTCATGTTTCCGTTTAGACCACAATATTATATGCAAGAACAATCAGATGTTGAAATCGATTGCGAATTGATTATAGGAAAGAACAGACACGGGAGCACAATAACTATTCCAATGAGTTTTGAGGGGAAGTACACACGTTATAAAGAAATTTTATGAGACACGGAAGTTTGTTTAGTGGTATAGGTGGATTTGATTTAGCAAGTGAGTGGATGGGTTGGGAAAATGTATTCCATTGCGAGTGGATGGAATTTCCACGTAAAGTTTTAGATTATTACTGGCCTGATGCAGATAGCCATATAGATATTTGCAAAACTGATTTTAAAAAATATGCAAACACAATTGATATTCTCACAGGTGGATTCCCCTGTCAGCCATTCTCAATGGCAGGAAAAAGAAAAGGAACAGATGACGAACGCTACTTGTGGGGCGAAATGCTTCGAGCAATACAAGAAATTAAACCCAAATATGTCATTGCAGAAAATGTCTATGGCATCACAAATATTGACGGGGGATTGGTATTCGAGCAGGTGTGCCTTGACTTGGAAGTTGAAGGGTACGAAGTTCAGCCGTTTATTATTCCAGCTGCATCCAAAAACGCACCACATCGGAGAGATAGAGTTTGGTTTATTGCCTACACCAAAAACAATGGACAATCATCAACAAAGACAATTGACGAATGGTCAAAATATAAGTCATTCAACAGGGACAAAATATGGAATACATCTGACTCAAATGGCACAAGCAGGTATGCTACCAACGCCGACTTGCCAAGATGCAAAGCAAAAGGAGAACAGTCCAAGTCAACAACACAAAACAAACGAATTGAGTATAGCAGTTGCAGGTGGGAGAAATTCCCAACTGAATCCCCGATTTGTAGCGGAGATGATGGGCTTCCCACCGAACTGGACGGAATTACCTTTTCAAAGTGGAGAGCAGAATCAATTAAAGGATATGGAAATGCAATAGTACCCCAAGTAGCTTATGAAATTTTTAAACAAATAGAAAAATTATGATAGATTATTATGTTTTATATCTCAAAGAACGCCGTCAAGTGCGATATTTAGAAAGCAAAGTAGAAGTAACTGAACGCAACTACCAAAAAGAAATACAACGCTTAAAAGAGATGATTATAAACCCTATCCACAAGATGAACAAGAACAAAGAACTTACAGAAATTTTGCAAAAGGTTTGTAATGCCAGTGGTATAATGCCTCACGATATTATAGCAATCACAAGGAAGCGTGAAATAGTTATAGCACGTCAACTATTTTGTTATATTACAATAAAATATTTTAATTATACGTTGGTGCAAGTAGGTAGGTTTTTAAATCGACACCATAGCACGGTGATACATAGCGTAAACGCTTACACAGATTATTTACAAATGAAATATAAAAACGAAACGGCTATTTATGAGGATGCAAAAAACGTTTTATCAATTAGTGATGGAAAAAAATAAATATCAGGAAGTCTATTGTTTAAATTCTGAAGAAGAAGTTGACTACTATAAAAAAAAAGCTGAGAAAAAAGGATATAAATTTGTAGAATTGAAAAAAATTTAGTAATATTTGCACATCAAAGATAAAATACTTATAGAAGTAGCAAAATCTGAATGGCTTTATAAGGCAAGTAAAACTATCTCGCCACTATTTCACGACGATTTGGCTCAACATCTTTTACTTATTTTATGTGAAATGCCAGATGATAAGTTAACAAAGGTTTACAAAGATGGGTATATTAAATTGTTTTGCATTAAAATAATGTGGTCGCAATCTTCAACACCACGTCAAAAGTTCTACGACGTTATGAAGCCGATTGGATTATTTGATATTGAAAATGTACAAATTGAATATTTAAACACTATTGAAGATGCCATAGAAAAAGAAAACAAATATAAACTTATTGAAAATGTAGTAAGCAAAAACAAATGGTATGAGCGTGAAATATTTACAATGTGGTCAAATGGTGAAAGTGCCAGGTCAATACATCGTAAAACAAAAATAACTTTACGGGAAGTACTGAGAGTAATTAAAGACATTAAAAGACAAATCATAAACGACTATGAATAAACTTCAAGCATTTTATTTTCGTCTTATGAAATACCACGACATTGATAACACTATTAAATATCAAATAACAAAAGACTATGAATTTATTAAAAATCATTTTTATTTGCCTACTGATAACGTTGGGCTACAAAGCAAGGAAATTTCAGGAAAACAAAGAACTGATAATGTTAAACAACCGAGTGAACACACTACAACAACAACTAACAAATGAATTTACTTATAGAAATATTGGGTATAGCAAGTCTTGGAATAGTAATTGCGACAGTACTAACGCCACAACTACCAAGTAAAATAAGAATGAAACCATTGACTTGTGAAAGTTGTATGGCATTTCACATTGGACTTGGTTACTTTTTTAACACTTGGAATTTAGCGTGTATTATACCAGCATCACTTTGCTACATTTTAGCTTACAAATTATATAAATTATGAAAACCGAACACATAGATTTTATTTTAGGAGTTGAGCAGTACTTAACTGCGTTTAGAAAAACGATGGTTATGAGAATGCCCCCAGCCGACGAAAACAAAGTACGTGCAATTCACCAAGAAGTAATGGGAAATCCAATACCAATGTGTGGTAGTTGTTTTGTAGATTCATTTACGTCACTTGTAATAAAGGCAAGGTATGAAAAAGAAACACAGATTCCAACTTTACAAGATGTAATTGATAATAGTATAGTATTGGCACAACTTGCTGACGACGAACAAAAACCACGACGCAAAAGAAAGTGAAGAAACACACACAAATTTATATGAAGTATTTTGGTTACCATTTAAGTGACTGGTTGCCTTGTGAAATTTGTGGATGTCAGGCAGTTGATTTGCATCATATCGAAGCAAGGGGAATGGGTGGAACTAATACAAAAGATACCATTGAAAACTTGATGGCACTTTGTAGAGGACACCACGTTCAATTCGGTGATAAAAAACAACACAAAGAAATGTTAATTGAAGTACACAATAATTTTATGATACAAAATGGAAAATAGTTTTGGTGGTTTATGGAGTGATGAAAAATGCTTTCAATGGGAATTGGATAATAACATCTCATTGGACAATCAGTCATTTGTAAATCTATACAATAGCACGGCAAGGGAAATATCAAAACTTGTAGAATTTGAAAGTTTTGCTGACATAGGTGGTGGAGTAGGTGCTTATTCACTTGCAATGAAAAACCTAAACAAACAAGTGTATTACTATGACTTGAACAAACACCATTTTAACTATGCAATGAGTCACAACGTCGCACACTATTATCATCAAACCGATATAACGCAAAACAAAATCAAACACGATTTAGTAGCGTGTATAGAAGTAATGGAGCATATAACAGACGACAAGCTAAATGACTTATTGACTAATGTAGAATGCAAGTACTTTCATTTTAGCAGCACGCCAAACACCAGCGATTTTGATGAAGAATGGGGTCATATCAACGTGAAACAAGAACACGAATGGATTGATTTATTCCAACAACATAACTACCAACTACATACAAAAATGAACTTACCAACATCTTGGAGTTTATTATTTAAAAAAATATAGAGATAAATTAGAAGCAATGGCAAATGAAAGAAATTTAATACCAGCACAAAAAGGTGAAGTTAGAAACCCTAACGGACGACCAAAAAAGATTGTAACTAAACTTAAAGAACTTGGGTATAGTAAAGACGATATCAATCAGACGTATATGAATATGTGTGCAATGAACCGTCAAGAACTTGAACTAATCGACAAAGATAAAACTGGTCAATACACCATCATTGAGCAAATCATTGCAGGTTCATTGGTCAAAGCCCACGACAAAAACTCTTTGTTTAATCTTGAGACTTTAGTTACACGTGTACACGGCAAACCAAAAGAGACGCTCGACAATAATATAAAAACAGACGAGCCAATAATAATCACTTTAAATTTAAAACAATGACAGAAACAATTTATTTAGGCAATGCGTGGGAAAACCGATATGGTTTGAACGTATCAATTAACATCGAGAAATTAAACCAAGCAATTAAAGATGGCAAACTTGAAATCAACAAATATGGTGACGTCAAAATTAACGTAGGCAAATTAAAGCAGCAGAATGAGAAATCAAAAGCTACTCACTACGTTGCAGTACCTAAACCTAAAAATGATATGCCGTTCTAATGGAAGCGATTTTAAAATTTAACTTACCTGATGATAGCGAAGATTTCAACCTTGCATTGGATGGGGCTAAATGGTCAATGGCAATGTGGCGAATAAACGCATTTTTAAGGTCAGAAATAAAACACCCAACCGAAGGAATGAGTGACGATACATTTAACACCTATGTAATTGTAAGGGATAAACTGTACGAAATTTTAGACGATGAACAATTGAAACTATGAAAGCCAGTTGGAGATTAACCGAAGAACAAAAACCAAGCGATGACCGTGAAGTAATGGGCAACTATTCTTTTGGCAATCAATTGATAAAGTTTGACGGAGAGTATTGGTACGACACCACGTCGGAAATAGTTGTAAGTGAACCTTTGTATTGGATGCATATTCCTAATTTACCAGGCGAATGAGAATATTAGTATTAATGGATTCAGCAAGTGGGGTGAGTTTTCATAGACTATTCACCCCGTACGCTACAATGCAAAGAGAATACGACATTCAAGTAGATGTAAGCCAAAAACCACCTGAGTGGATTAACATTGATTTTAGCGTTTACGATGTGGTTATATTCAATAGATGGATTTCGGTTGCACAATATAACATATTTGAGAAGTTAAGCGAATTAAACATACCTACTATTTGCGACGTCGACGATTATTGGGTAGTGCCTAAATCAAACCCAGCGTACAGAGTGTAC